ACTTCGATACAGTACTTCTTTACGGCAGCTTGGTTGAGGCGTACACGTACATGAAGGGTGAGGCCGACCTAATCACGCTGTACAACACCAAGTACAACGAAGCGCTGGCTCTGGCTAAACGACTCGGCGACGGGATGGAGCGTCAAGACGCCTACCGGTCTGGTCAATATAGGCAAGCAGTCACATGACCATAGCTCAGACATCCACGACCAGCTTCAAGGTGGAACTGCTTCAGGCAGTTCATAACTTTGGCCCAACAACGCCTAACACTTTTAAGATTGCCTTGTACACGGCAACGTCGGATATCGGTCCCGCTACAACTGCATATACAGCGACTAACGAAGTGGTTGGGACAGGTTACACGGCTGGCGGTAACACACTGGCTATCTCGACCGACCCAACCTCAGGCAACAACGACGCAAGTATTCCCACCGCGTTTGTTAGCTTCTCCAATACGTCTTGGGCCAGTTCATCGATTACGGCTCGTGGCGCTCTAATTTACAACAGCACGCAGGGTAACAAGTCCGTGGCGGTGTTGGACTTTGGCGCGGACAAGACTACAGCCAACGCTACGTTTTTAATCACCTTCCCCGCCGCCGACGCTTCCAGCGCAATTGTACGAATTTCATAAGGACCAACATGCTTGTAACCACAACCAAAGGCGAAATGGACGACTCCCTGCTTGAAAAGCGAGAGGGTACAGTGGATAATGACAACGAAACCACCACGTGGGTTGAGTACTGGCTGGACGAAGAGCTTGTACATCGATCCGCGCATGTTCGACTGAAGAAAACCGTAACGCTCACTAGCTCAGTGGCATCTTTTTAAGGAAATATCATGGCAAATACCCAATCAATGTGCACTTCGTTTATGAGCCAGCTTATGCTTGGTGAGCATCAACTCGGCACTGCAACGCTTGTCTCGCGCACCAGCTTGACCGCCCCGACCACAGACACGCTTAAAGCTGCCCTGTATTTGGCATCGGCAACAATGAACGCTTCTGCAACTGCCTATACGGCAACTAACGAAGTGTCTGGTACGGGCTACACGGCTGGCGGCGTCACGGTAACAAATGCCACGGCTCCAACATCGACCAACTCGTCAGCAACTGCGGGTGTGGCGTTTTTCACGCCTTCAGCTTCACTCACCTACACCACAGTGACACTGTCTACGGCGTTTGACGCTGTGTTGTTGTACAACTCGACTCAGAGCAACAAGGCAATCAGTGTCCACACGTTTGGCTCCCAAACCATTACGGCTGGCACGTTTACATTGACGATGCCTGCCAACACAACTGCGGCTGCGTTAATTCGCTTGGCAACAACCTAAGCGGAGGCGGCGTAAGCCGTAGACCATGTTTGGTATATCCGCATTTGCAGAGACCCCGTTTGCTGCGCTTGACAAACTTGTAGTCGCCGCCGCCCTGACGGGCGTGTCTGCGTCCGGGGATGTTGGGTCTGTAACGGAGGACAGCACTGTTGCTCTGTCGGGCGTAGAAGCATCCGGCCTTGTTGGCGGGGTGATCTACAACGAGTCGGACGCAGTACTTACCGCTGTAGCTAGCGGGTTTGTTGGTACAGCAACTCCGGTTCTGACGGTTGCTCTAACAGGCGTAGTTGCCTCTGGAGCGGTTGGTTTTCTTAATGGAAACAAGGGAGACGTTTTAACAGGTGTAACAGCATCTGGTAGTGTTGGTACTGTTTCTCGTGGGGCTACATCAATTGCGCTGACAGGCGTCGAGGCTGCTGGTGTCTTAGGATTTGTTGGTGTCCCCCTATTTGGTGTAGACGCTTCAGGCGCTGTAGGGTCTGTGACTCCAAGTCAGTCTGTAGCGGTATTGGGCGTGACGGGGGCTGGTGAAGTTGGTACAGTAAGCCCCAGCATTACCAAGGCACTGACGGGGGTGGCGGCTTCCGGCGCGGTTGGCACAATAGTCCCATCCAGCGCGATTGCGTTAACAGGTGTCGCAGCAGCAGGAGCCGTAGGCACGGTGGGGCTTGGTGCAAGGTCTTTGGCTTTGTCTGGCGTTCAAGCTTCGGGTTCGGTTGGAACCACAACCGCCGTTTACTGGATTTTGGTAAATACTTCTCAAACACCCAACTGGGAATTGGTTGAGACGGATTAAGGAAATATATGGCACTCGTACTCGCAGACCGCGTAAAAGAATCAACCACCACGACGGGTACTGGAACAGTGACGCTTCTTGGCGCAGCACCGGGATTTCAGTCTTTTGCGGTGATTGGCAACGCTAACACCACCTACTACACGATTGCGGGTCAAACCACATCTGAATGGGAAGTCGGGATTGGTACGTACACAGCTTCAGGCACATTGCTGGCTCGAACAACAGTCCTGTCAAACAGTTCCGCAACAGAACCTTCCGCGTTAAGTTTTGCAGCGGGCACAAAAGACGTATTTGTTACCTACCCTTCTGAGCGGGCTATATACGGAGACATAAATGGCAGCATTACCCCCGTAGATAACGCCCTTGTAAGATTTGACAGCACAGCTGGAAACATAATTCAGACCAGTTTAGTAACTGTGGCCGACGACGGTGCAATTACAGCGCCATCAGCAGGGTCAGTTATTCCTTTTTATTGGAGTGACCCCGCATCATTTCCGTCTGCCAGCACATATCATGGAGCAATAGCACACGCTCACTCTACAGCCGCAATGTACTTTGCTCATGGCGGTGTGTGGACAATGCTTATAAAAGACGGTGGGCCATTAGGAACACCAGCAAGCGGCACAGCCACCAACCTGACAGGCACTGCTTCGGGCTTAACTTCTGGCAACGTAACCACAAATGCAAATTTGACTGGGCCAATAACCTCAACAGGTAATGCAACATCAATCACTGCGGGTGCAATTGTCAACGCAGACATCAACGCCGCCGCTGGCATTGTGGACAGCAAGCTGGCAACAATTTCTACAGCTTTAAAAGTCAGCAACTCAGCGACTACAGCAGCATCAGCAAACACTGCCAGCGCAATCGTTGCGCGTGATGCTTCTGGTAACTTTACAGCAGGGACGATCACCGCTGCACTTACCGGCACGGCAAGCGGGAATCTTGTCAGTGGTGGCGCTCTTGGTACACCTTCAAGCGGTACAGCAACAAACTTGACTGGCCTACCTCTAAGCACGGGCGTAACTGGACAACTTCCAATTGCAAATGGCGGCACTAATGCAACAACGGCGGCAACAGCACTATCCAATCTTGGCGGTGTATCAGCAGGTAAATCTATCGTTCTAGCGATGATTTTTGGTTTTTTAGGAGCATTAAATGGCAAACCCAAACATCGTATCCGTATCAGCAATTTACGGCAATACATCCACTCTATTGATCTCATCTACGGCTGACCCGTTTGCTACTGCACTAGTAAGCAATGCGGCCTCGTCTGGAAAAGTTTATAAGATCAATTCAATTGTTGCAGCCAACGTAGACGGAACTTCTGCGGCTGACATTTCGATCAAAATATTCTCTGCGGCGGCTCTTGGCGGCACAGGTACTGCGATTGCTTCTACGATTGCCGTCCCGGCTGATGCGTCTTTGGTTGTAACTGATAAGACAACAAGTTTTTACCTGCTAGAAGACAGGTCAATTGGTGCTACGGCAAGTGCGTCAAACGATATAGTCGTTACTTGCTCTTGGGAAGAAATTAATTAATCGGAGATACATATGTCTCAAAGATATACGGGCGGTTTTCTCTCCGCTGGATTTAACCCTTTAGCTGGTGCGCCTACGACTGTTGAATATCTAGTGGTCGCTGGTGGGGGTGGGGGTGGAGATGCATTAGGGACAACTTATGGTGGTGGCGGTGGTGGCGGTGCTGGCGGGTTGAAAACGGCTTCTGCTTTTGCTGTTGCTACAGGCTCGGCGCTGACTGTAACTGTTGGTGCGGGTGGTGCTGGAAGTGTCGCAACCACTACGGCTCCGGTTTCTGGATCGAACTCAGTATTCAGTTCCATTACCGCAACTGGTGGCGGGTATGGTGGATGGTCCAACGCGGGAACTGCAACGGCGGCAGCAGTAGGTGGGTCGGGGGGCGGTGGCGTTCCTGGCTCAACGACAGGCGCGGCAGGAACGGCTGGACAAGGCTTCGCTGGCGGTGACTCTACCGGGGGTTTCGGGGCGGGTGGTGGTGGTGGTGCTGGGTCTGTAGGCTTAGCTAACCAAACAGCGGCTTCAGGCGGTAGCGCTGGAACCGGACACGTTTCATCTATCACTGGAATTCCTGTTCTGTACGCTGGTGGCGGTGGTGGCGGTGCTCTTGGCGGGGGTAGTGGAAGCTACGGCAACGGTGGAGGCTTAGGAGTTGCTGGAGGTGGGGATGGTGGCCCGGTTTTACCAACATCAGGCGGTAACACAGGAGGAGGAAATGGTAAGTCTGCCAGTGCAAACACTGGAGGTGGAGGTGGAGGGGCAAGTTCACACGCATCATCAAACTATGATGGCGGCTTTGGCGGATCAGGCATCGTCATCATCCGTTACTCTGCAACACAATCAGCACCAACTTCAACAACAGGTTCACCAACAATTAGTACATCTGCTGGCTACCAAATTTATACATTTACATCATCTGGAACTATAACTTTTTAATTGGAAATTGAGATGGCACATTTTGCACACCTCACTAACGGCGTTGTCGATCAAGTTATCGTCATAGATGCTGAAACTTTGGCTCTTGGACATTGGGGCAACCCCTCTGAGTGGCAACAAACATCATACCGAACACAAGGCGGTCAGCATCCTGAAGGCAAACCCTTTAAAAAAAATTACGCTGGTATTGGAATGTTGTACGACGGCGTGGGCTTCTATGCTCCATCACCTTACCCTTCTTGGATTAAAGACGATGCAACTTACCAATGGTCTGCACCGACACCTATGCCTGTTGTAGAAGGTAAACGCTTTAACTGGGATGAGCCAACATTGTCATGGGTTGAAGTAACTGAATCAAACTACCAACCCAGACAGGAACAGGCGGGAAAAGATGTAATGTGGTTCCCGACTTCGCAGGAATTGGTTGACAAGATGCTGACCATAGCCGAGGTCAAAGAAAATGACTTAGTCTATGACCTTGGGGCTGGAGACGGGATCATCGCCATTGCAGCCGCTAAACAGTACGGTGCTCGGGCTATCGGAATCGAATACAACCCAGATATGGCAGAGTTTGCCCGGCGCAAGGTGGCCGAGGCTGGCGTGCAGGACAAGGTGCACATCATCACGGGCGACATTTTTAAAGAAGATTTCAGCGAGGCAACCGTGGTCACCATGTACCTGTTGTCCGACCTCAACCTGAAGTTGCGTCCCACCATTCTCAAAATGAAGCCGGGTACAAGAGTGGTGTCGCACGCCTTTGATATGGGCGATTGGGAGCCCGATCAAAAAATCTATGTTGGAACAGCCGCAGTTTTTCTGTGGACTGTACCAGCAAATATTCAAGGAGTTTAACATGGCTCAATATAGCGGGATATTTACGCTGACTCAAGCAAGCCAAGCCGTTAAGAACAACAACTGGCCTAGCGGGACAGGACTGCCTCCACAATATGTGGAGTTTTTAGTTGTTGCTGGAGGCGGAAGCGGTGCGGGTGGTGATACCAGAGGTGGAGGTGGAGGTGCAGGTGGTTTGCGTGCTGGCTTTTCTAGTGTAACTGCTGGAACGCAATTGTTTGTTACGGTAGGTGCGGGGGGCGCTGGCATCACAGCAACAACCCCATCTGTTTATGGAAATGTTGGTAATGCCTCTGTGTTTCAGGCAACATCTCTTAATGCATCAACAGGAACCATTGTTGCAACTGGCGGTGGTGGCGGCGGTTCTAGCGCAGTTTCTACTGTTAAAAATGGGGGCTCTGGAGGTGGTGGATATGGGGGTAGTGGAAGCAATGGGGGCGGTTTTGGAGATACTGGAAACCAAGGCAACGCTGGTGGAGATGGGATGGCAGGTGACGCCTCGGGCGGCGGTGGCGGTGCAGGCACTGTTGGTGGAGGTGGATTTCAAGTAGCGTTTGGTAAGGGGGGGTCTGCATATCTCAGCGGCAAGGGCGGCGCTGGTATTGCGTCTTCAATTTCGGGGTCAGCAGTTGTTTATGCGGGTGGTGGCGGTGGTGGTGGTAATGCTGGTACTGCCGGTTCGGGTGGTGTTGGTGGCGGTGGTAATGGCTCCATAACTGGAGCCGCGCCAACTGACGCAACAGCAAATACTGGAGGCGGTGGCGGTGGATGCGGCGGCAGTGGTTCTACCGGTGCATCTTCTGGTAAAGGTGCAGGAGGTAGCGGTATCGTAATCATTCGTTATCCAGACACATTCAATCTTGCAACATCTTCAACGGGTTCACCAACGATTAGTACATCAGGTGGGTTTAGAATTTATCAGTGGACGAGTTCAGGCTCAGTCACTTTCTAAATGTAAATGACAACGCTCCCTAAAACTGCAAAAATACCCCGAACTAAAGGACACCCATGTCAAGCACCTACTCCCCCTCGCTGCGGATCGAACTGATTGGCGCTGGCGACCAAGCCGGTACGTGGAACACCACAACCAACTCCAACCTCGGCACGATCATTGAGTCGGCTATTGCTGGATATGTGTCGGTGTCCGTTACCTCGGCCAACCAAGCCTTCACTGCGCTGGACGGTGCGCCTGACCAAGCGCGAAATGCCGTCATTGCACTGACCACCACAACCGTAGCCAACTTCAACGTCTACGCTCCCCCGCAGGAGAAGACGTACATCATTTACAACACCACCGCCTTTACAGCGACGATATTTAACTCGACGGTGATTGGTAACACAACCGCAGCGGGTGCAGGCATCGCTATTCCAACGGGCAAAAAAATCTTGGTGTTTAGTGATGGAACCAATTTCTATAGCGTAGACATATTTAATCTGACCGGCGCAGTTACTTCGGTTGGCAACGTCACTTCCCTCGGCTCGTTTACATCTGCTCAACTACTGGGTGCGCTCACTGACGAAACGGGTACGGGCGCAGCGGTTTTTGCCACAAGCCCCACGCTGGTAACTCCCGCTTTGGGCACGCCGACTGCCTTGGTTGGAACAAACATCACGGGCACAGCAGCGGCATTCAATATCGGTGGTAACGCAGCTACGGCCACACTGGCAGCAACCGTCACTACCAACGCCAACTTGACTGGAGACGTAACGTCTGTCGGTAACGCTGCAACACTGGCAAACACGGCGGTGTCAGCAGGCTCCTACACAACCGCAAACATCACGGTTGACTCTAAAGGCCGGATCACTGCGGCGTCTACGGGTACAGGGGTTACTACAGCGACTGTATTGGCAGCAACAGCCGGAGCCGCAGTAGGCGCAGTTGGGTCTTATGCTTTTATGAGTTACACAACAAACTCTATAGTTTCTACAGGCACGTCAATCGCGGGTTCTGATCTGCGGTTTAGGTCTGCTCAGTGCGCTGGCGGCAGGTTTGGTAGCGGCAATTACGTAAGCACTCCCGAGGGTAGCGCTCCTTCTGGTACATGGATGTTGATGGGGTACATCGAGGGTTCCTTCGAATACAACGGCGTAAACATCAACAACAACAACTGCCCGTCGCTCTGGCTTCGCGTGTCTTGATATGCAGCTTGAATATGCAAAGCAGCCGCAGTGGTGTGACGCAGAGCATACCGGCATAAACGTCCTGATCCGTTGGGATGGATGGGATGTTGAGCTACCGTTTACAGCAACTAAAGACGATCCGGAAGCACACGGGCAGCAAATTTATCAGAACGCTTTGGCGGGGGTCTACGGAGAGATTGCGGAGTTTGTACCGCCACCCGCTCCAACAAAAGAAGAACTTGCCAGCGCAATCAGGCAAGAGCGGGACATCAAGTTAGCGCAAACAGATTGGACGCAGGCTGGGGATGTGCCACAAGCCATCAAAACCAAGTGGTCTGCGTACCGGCAAGCGCTGCGAGATGTCCCTCTGCAACCCGAGTTTCCGTTTGCTGTTGTCTGGCCCACCAAGAGTGAGTAGATATGGACGCCCTGCCACCCATACCTCCAACGGCACAAGCTCCTGCGCCCGTATTTGAGTGTGTAAGGTGGAGTTGGTCGTCTGACAGATTGCAGGTCTGGTGCTTGAAGTGGCGTGAGAAAGGCAAGCCTGAACCAAAGAAAGTAGCGGAGAACGAAAGTGATTGATCCACTAACAGCGCTAGCAGGCATACAGGCAGCGGTTGCGCTAATCAAAAAGGTCAGCAAGACCGTCGATGATGTAAGCTCCCTTGGCCCTGTCCTCGGCAAGTACTTCGATGCAAAGTCCACTGCTACCAAGGCGGTTGTTCAGGCCAAGAAGTCCAAATCATCAATGGGCACTGCTATCCAAATTGAGATGGCGCTGGATCAGGCCAAGCGGTTTGAAGATGAGTTGCAACTCCTGTTCATGCAGAGCGGCAAGGTTGATGTTTGGAACAAGATTAAGTCCAGAGCAGCGGCAATGGATGTGGAGTCTGCCCATGACGCACGCAGAGCGAAAGAAGCTGCGGAGAAGCACAAAAAAGAGATGGATGAGGTCATCGAGCTTGTGCTGATGGCAAGTGTCTTTTTAATCTTAATCGGCGCTATTATTTATTTCACCCTCGGCGTCCTTCAACAGCGGCAGTAATTGTTAGAAAGGTAAATCATGTTTCCCCTCACAGCACTACTCGAAGTCGGTGGCAAGCTCATCGACAAATTAATTCCTGACCCAGAGGCTAAGGCCAAGGCTCAATTAGAACTTGCCACACTTGCTCAAAACGGCGAGTTGGCAAAGATGGCTAACGACACGGAAATGTACAAGGCAGAACAGGAAAACATCACAGACCGCTGGCGCTCTGACATGGGCAGCGATTCATGGTTATCTAAAAACATCAGGCCGATGGCTTTGATCGCAATTTTTGTAGCGTTCTTCCTGTTCACAATGATGTCAGCGTTTGGCTACAACGCACAAGAGTCCTACGTCAACTTGCTGGGCCAGTGGGGACAGATTATTTTTCTTGCCTACTTTGGCGGACGCACAGTCGAGAAGTTGGCTGACATGAAACTGAGCAAGAAATGACCCCACACTTCACCCTCGCGGAACTGACCGCTACAAGCCATCGCCAGTTTGACAACACGCCAAACGAAGCCGAGACTGCCAACCTACAGCGGCTGGCCGAGTTCTTGGAGCAGGTAAAGACTGTGCTGGATGGCAAGCCAATTATGATTAACTCTGGGTTCCGGTCTAAGCAGGTCAATGATTCGGTTGGTAGCCGTGACTCCAGCCAGCATAGGATTGGAGCCGCTTGTGACTTTCGTGTTCCCGGTATGACGCCAGACCAAGTGGTGCGTGCAGTAATTGCTGCGGGGTTACCCTTTGACCAAATCATCCGTGAGTTTGACGCTTGGACGCATATCAGCGTGACAAACACACCAGACGGAACTCCACGCAGGCAGGCGCTTATCATTGACAAAGCAGGCACTCGACCTTTTGCCTGATACGTGGGAAAATGAACCATGCCACTTCAAAAACTCCAGCTAAGACCGGGAATCAACAAAGAGTCCACAACTCTGGCCAATGAGGGTACTTGGTTCGAGATGGACAAGGTTCGCTTTCGTTCAGGCTATCCTGAGAAAATTGGTGGTTGGACCCTCGACACTGGTACGTCTAATGCTACGCTAGCACCCCCTGCGGGTTCGTTCTGGGGGACCTGTCGTTCTCTGTTTAACTGGATCACGCTGTCTAGCTACAACCTGCTGGGCGTTGGGACAAACCTCAAGTTCTACATCCAAAACAGCACGGGCGGCACCTTCCACGACGTCACGCCGCTCCGCGTCACCACCGCTGCTGGAGATGTAACTTTTGCAGCCACCAACGGCTCAACCACCTTGACTGTTACCGATGCCTCGCACGGAGCGCAAGCTGGAGACTTCGTTACATACAGCGGCGCAGCCAGTCTCGGGGGGGCAATTACCGCTGCCGTGCTCAATAAAGAGTACCAAGTAGTGGCCGTCACCAGTAACAACGCCTACACGATTACTTCTACCGTTGCGGCAAACGGTTCTGATAGCGGCAGCGGCGGCGGTGCTACCGTGGGTAGATACCAAATTACAACCGGCTCCGCCACCTCTACAGTCAGTGTAGGTTGGGGCGCTGGTGGATGGGGCGGTATTAATCCGCCGTCTCCAGTATCGTCTACGCTTAATGGCGCAATTAATAACAGCGTTACAACCATTACGTTATTTTCTACTGCGCCGTTTGCTGCTTCAGGCACAATCATAATTGACGCTGAGATCATTACGTATGCGGCAATAGGTGGCGGTAATACGCTGACGGGCTGTGTTCGCGGGCAGTCTGGAACACTGGCAGTTTCTCACTTAACCGCTGCTTTAGTCCAAGATAATTCTAGTGCTGTAGGCTGGGGATCGCCCGCACCCGCTGGTGTCGGCTTTGGCTCTCAGATTCGCCTGTGGAGTCAAGCTAATTTCGGCGAAGATTTGATCTTTAATCCGCGAGGTGGCGGGTTGTTTATATGGGAGGTCAACGCCAATCCAAACATTTTTGATCGTGGAACTCTACTTACCACCGGAGACACCCCAGACATTTGTAATTTTGTCATGGTGTCGGACTCCTCACGGTTTGTACTTTGTTTTGGTGTAAACGACTACGGCTCCGCCGTACAGAACCCCATGTTGATACGCTGGTCAGACCAAGAAGACTACACGCTGTGGACGCCTGCTATCACCAACCAAGCTGGCAGCTTCACACTCAGTGAAGGCTCCGTCATTATTACCGCTACACAAGCCCGACAAGAAATTCTGGTTTGGACGGACTCTGCGCTGTATTCAATGCAGTACCTTGGCCCCCCATATGTCTGGGGTTTTCAGATTCTTTCCGACAACTTGTCTATTGTTAGTCCCAATGCAACGTCTTCTGTTAACAACATCACTTACTGGATGGGCGTTGACAAGTTCTATATGTACTCTGGACGAGTGGAAACGCTTTATTGCCCCCTGCGTCAGTATATTTTTAACGACATTAATCTATCACAGGGGTTTCAGTTTTTCTCTGGTACTAACGAGGGTTACAACGAGGTCTGGTGGTTCTATTGCTCCGCCAATTCTTCAGATATTGACCGATACGTAATTTACAACCACTTGGAAAAAATCTGGTCTTACGGAGACCTTGACAGAACGGCTTGGCTGGACTCATCGTTGCGCGACACTCCAATGGCCACAGGATATAACGGTCAGCTTATATACCATGAAAGCGGTGTAGACGACGGCACGACCAACCCGCCCACAGCCATTACATCTTTCTGCCAATCTGCCGACATTAACATCGGGGACGGGCACAACTACGGGTTTGGTTACCGAATGATCCCAGACGTTACGTTCAACGGGTCCACAGTGAACAACCCCGCAGTTACGCTGACGCTTCGGCCTCGACAAAACCCGGGTTCAAACTACAGCACATCGGCTACCCCTACGGTCACCAGTACACAAAATTATCAGTCCACCCGTAATTACGAGGTGCAGCAGTTCACGGAGATCGTGTATGTACGTGTCCGTGGGCGGCAAATGGCGTTTCGGATTAGCTCAAGCACCCTTGGGGTGCAGTGGCAGTTGGGTGTGCCGTCCCTCGACATACGCCCAGACGGACGGAGGTAAGCCATGAGCAACCCCCTAGTCCGCGCTCCGCGCCTAACCAGTCCCCCGGTTGAATACAACCAGCAGTACATGGAGGCGTTGCTTAGCTCTATACGCTTGTATTTCAACCAGTTGGATAACCCCGGAGACATGGCGGGTGCTGCATTAAACTTAAACCTTGATACGCTCCCAACGGACGCAGATCTCGCCACTTTAAGGCTTGGCGATGTGTACAGAGACACGCAGGATGGTGTGCAGGTTAATAGTCAAATGCTTCGCATAAAGACAGCACCATGATAAACTCGACCCACCCCCGATTTCAGAGGACTCCATGAACCAACAAACTGCACAAGGAATCGCTTCGCTTGGTCGCGGACCGGACTCCATGCTGGTCCACATGGCCCCCCAAGAAGTTGCGGGTCTGCAAGCGCTTGCCATGAAACACGGCGGTTCTCTTACAATTAACCCAGAAACAGGTCTGCCAGAGGCAGGCTTCTTGTCGTCCATCTTGCCTATGGTGGCTGGCTTTGCGCTTGGCCCTGCCGGGTTTGGGTTGATGTCTTCCGCTATGGCGGGTATCACGGTTGGTGGTATTTCTGCCCTTACTTCCGGCAGCTTGTCCAAGGGCTTGATGGCCGGTCTGGGCGCGTACGGGGGTGCTGGACTAGGCGAAAGCCTGATGGGTGCAGGTGCTGCGGCTATGCCCCCCGCCGCTGGGGCCGCGCAGGTTCCTATTGGCGCAATCGTCCCCGAAGCGGTTTTGCCTGCGGCTACTAATGTTGCGGCTACTAATGTTGCAGCAGCAGCGCCAATAGCAGCGCCAATAGCAGCGCCAATAGCAGCGCCAATAGCAGCGCCAGTAGTACCCGCAATCAACGCAGCGCAAATAGCCCCGACAATTACTCCACAACCGGTTGGCCCGGTTCCTACTGTATCTCCTTACGGGGATTTTGCCCGATTTGACCGAGCTTTAAGCCCCGGCCTGCTGGCATCCCCAACGGACAAACTTAGCGCTGGATTTAAAGCTGTTACGGCCAGCCCCGGTGCCGCGTTGGAGTTTGCCAAAGCCAACAAAATGCCGCTTGGCGCACTTGGTATTGCAGCTCTTTCTGGGCTGGATGACAAAAAAGTGGATACTGCAAAAGACCCGGGCATGATTCGCCCGTACACGTATTCCCGCGAGAAGGTTCCCGGTGCGTTTATGGATGTTGCGGGTGAGCCGCTGTCGTCTAAAGAGCGCCGGTACTTCACCGACCAATACACCGCGCTTACCCCTTACAAAGCCCCCGGCTCAGAGTACATGGCTGTGGGCGGTCCCGTTGAGGCAATGTCAAACGGTAACAACATAGCTGCGTACATGGGGCAGGATAAGTTTGCTGAAGGCGGCTCTATTGGCGGCTACACATACGACCCTACCACGCAGTTGTACGTCAAGAAAAGCGGTGAGGGGGCCACAACGGCTTCGCCTACCGGGGGTACTTCTGGGGCTAGCGCGGGGGTTGGTGGTACTGGTGAAAACCCTATGCTTCAACAAACCATTGACTTTCTTGATGAAGAGGAAGCAACCCCCGGTGCGCGTGGTGAACGCATGGAAAACATAAGCAACCTTATAGGCATGGTTGTGCCGGGGGGGCTGTTTCTCCCATCTATTATGGACTTCTTTGCGGGCAAAACTATGTCCGGCGGTTTTAACACCGGAATGAATCCTGACTATGACCCTATCAATAATCCCTCTCAAGGAACGCAATCTGAAGGCAATGAAGGTGAACAACAAGCACAGAATGTTGCCGCCGGTTTGGCTGCTGCTGCTGATGCGGAGGCCACTGCTGGCGCTGCGGGCACTCCTGCTATTGCTGGTGGTGGTTTATTAGCCTTGGCCCAAGGCGGCATGTCAAACCTCGGCGACTACTCCGATGGCGGCAGACTTTTGCGCGGCCCCGGTGACGGCGTGTCTGATGACATCCCTGCAATGATTGGCCAGAAACAGCAAGCCCGTCTTGCCGATGGTGAGTTTGTAGTCCCTGCGCGAATTGTGTCTGAGCTGGGTAACGGCTCTACCGAAGCTGGCGCTCGTCAGTTGTACGCCATGATGGACCGGGTGCAGAAAGCCCGCAAGAAAACAGTCGGCAAAGACAAAG